CAAGGCCGCCACGACGTTTGCCGATGTCGGATCGCAGCAGCGCACGTTTGGCGATGCTGGCGACATCACCAAGAGCTACGGCGCTGGCGACTTCAGCCAGGACCGGCAGCGCGTCGAAGACAGTTTGATGGGGCGCATCAATCCGCAGCTCGCCAGGGAGCGCGGCAACATCGAGCAGCGGCTCGCGGACCAGGGCATCCGCTACGGCTCGCAGGCCTACACGGCTGCAATGGACGACTACAACCGGCAAGCCACCGACACCCGCTTTGGTGCGATTGGTGCAGCCGGGCAAGAACAGCAGCGCATGATGGACATGGCGGCCCAGAGAGCTGGGTTCGAGAACGCCGCGCAGCAGCAGGAGTATCAGCAGCAACAAGGTCGCGGCGCGTTCGCCAACCAAGCGCAAAGCACCGACTTCCAGCAAGCCGCTGCTCGAGGTGAGTTTCAGAACGCTGGCCTCGCACAGCAAGTGGCGCAAGGGCAGGCCGGTTTCAACGCGCAGAACATGGCGCGCAACCAGTACATGAACGAGCAGTACGCGCAGCGCAACCAACCCATCAACGAGATCAGCTCGCTGCTCAGCGGCTCACAAATTAACAATCCGAATTTTGTAAACACTCCAAACAATCAGATACCGACGACAGACGTTGCAGGATTGATAAACACTCGCTTCTCGCAAGACATGGATATTTATAAACAAGAGAGCGCAAATCAAAATGCATTAATGGGCGGAATTTTTGGCATGATGGGGGGAATGATGAAAATGTCCGACGAGCGCGTGAAGGATGTCGGACCAAAGCTGGCGACAGTGTTTGCTGCCGGTGAAGATGGCGAGCGCAACGAGCTGCCGATCTACGCCTACCAGTACAAGGGTGATCCAGAGAGACAAACACACGTTGGTCCGATGGCGCAGGACGTGGAGAAGATCGATCGACGCGCCGTCAAGAAAGACCAGCGCGGCATCCGCCATATCAATACCGGCATGGTGATGGGCAGCATCCTGAAGGCGGCGTGACATGGCTGACACCGAAAGCTTTATCTTTGGGACGCCAGACATCCCCACCTACGAGGCGCTGAAGCGCCGCCGGGCGATCGCCACGGCGTTGGCGTCACGCCAGCGCGGCTTCCCCAAGACCCTGGGCGAGGGCCTGACGTACCTGGGCGAGAGCATTGGCGAGGCCGGACTGGACTGGCGGCTGTCGCGGGAAGAGGCGGCATCCGCTGCTGCGGCTGGAGCCTACCAACGCGGGCTGCCAACCGAGAGCGGCGCACCGCTGGTGCGGACAGTGCCTGAAGCCCCAGTGGTGGCAGCGCCGCCAGCGGCGGCGCCCGCACCGGCACGTCTGCCCGGCAGCGAGCCTGCGGTGCCTCCCGTGCTGACGCCACCCACGCGCCCTGCACCGGCACCCGCACCTCGACCGGCTCCACCGCCACCGCCTGTCGCGGCTGCACCCCCGCCTGTCGCGGCAGAGCCTGCCCCGGCAGCGGCGGCAGCACCCGACGACCAGCCGACAGTGGCATCTGCGCCGGATCTACCGGCGCCGGGCGTCACCTCGTCAGAGGCCCCGGCACGATCGCCGGTAGGCTGGGATCTGCCGCCGGAAGGCAAGGCGGCGCTGATCGAGGCGTTCAAGCAGCAGGGCGTCACGGCGCCTGCACCGCCACCCGTGCAGCAGGCGCAGCCGCAGGCCCCGCCAGGGCCGCAGAGCGGTGTGCGCGACAGCATCACCAATGCCCTGATGATGTCGCCGCAGCGTGAGGCCGATCGCCCCGCTATGGCGCCGTCCGTCCCGGCGACGACTGCCGCCTTTGCGCCACCGGCAGATCCGGCGGTGCCGCAGGGCGATCGTGCGCCGCTGAAGATCACCGTAGGCGGGCCGGATGCGCCCACCGATATGAAGAGCCGCAGCGTTGGTGCTTATCTGAAGCCCACAACAGTGCCGCGTGGCGTCGAGAACCTCGACCCCAAGACGCAGGCTTATGTCGCGGAGGTCAGCAAGGCCTACCCCGGCGTCAAGTTCACGTCCGGCTACCGTAGCCCCCAGGTCAACGCCTCTGTCGGTGGCGCCCCCAACAGCGAGCATATGCGTGGGCTGGCTGTGGACATGGACGTGTCTGGTGTCCCCGCCGAGCAGCGCCGGGCGTTGATTGCCGACGCCAGGATGCGTGGCGCTGGCGGCCTGGGCAACTATGGCGGCAACAGCATCCATATCGATTTCCGCAGAGGCACCCCGGTCGCCTGGGGGCCAAATCGCTCCTACACCAGCCTGGGGCAGACGCCGGACTGGTTCCGCAGCGAGGCGGCGCCACACCGCATGGGAGAGCGTCCGCAGGCAGTGGCCCAAGCGGCGCCACCTCCACCGCCGCCTCCCGCAGGCCCGCCGGTCAATACGCTGGCGGTGCGCCCCAGCCCCATGATGCAGGAGCAACCGCCCCAGGTGGCGCAAGCGGCGCCGCCCGGCGCCGATCAGCAGGATGCCGTTTTGCAGGACACGCTGGGCGCAGGCGCGAGGCCTGGGCTGCGTGGCGCGACTGCCGCGCTAGGTAGGGCAGGGGTGATGAACGATGCAGGCCCAGACAGCCCCGTGGGGGCCGGTATTGCGGCAAGCGTCGATGCCCGGCGCAACGCCATAGCCGGGTCACTGTCGGGGCAACCGGCCCCGGCGCCGACAGACCCGGCGGTGCAAGTGGCGCAGGCGCCCGGCGGCTCGACCGTGGACAGCGGCACGATCTTCAGCCCGCGCCCGGTCAAGACCGTGCCGGTGGGGGCGCCGCCACCCGACACCGGCATCCAGAAGGCCCCACCCGGCCAGCTCCCCAGCCAGGAGCAGATTGTTGCGCCCAATGACAAGCAGTTCCCAGAGATCAAGCCGCTGTCGCCGCCACCCAAGCCAGAAGACGCCTCGCCACGCGAGCGGGCGCTGCTGGGTTCAAGAAACAACCCGTACCTGTCCGACGCCCAGAAGGCTGCCGATCTGGCTGCCGCCGCCGAGCTGGAACAGCGGCGCCTGAAGCGCGACGAGATCCGCAACGCCGACTGGCAATTCGAGCGCAACCAGCACTTTGAGCTGCAAAAGGCCAAGCGCGAGTGGGAGCTGAACGAGGCCGAGCGCCGCCGCAAGGAACAGAAGGAACGCCTGGAGATCGAGCAGGCGCAGCGGCCAAAGCCAGAGGATGTCGAAGGCAAGCTGGTCTACGACCCGGTGAGCAAGAGCTGGATCAAGCCGGTCATTGCCGGTGCCAACCCAGATGTCGCGCCGTCGCCCAAGCTGACGGAAGACCAGCGCAAGACGCTGACCTTCTACAATTGGGCCAAACCGGCGCATGAGCTGCTGAAGGGCAAGGACAAGCTGTTTGCCGAGGGCGCGCAGCAGGAGGTGCTGGGTAAGGTGCCGTTTGTCGGCAACAAGCTACTGGCAGACGACTACCGCCTCGCCAAGACCGCCGCCAACAACTTCGTGCTGGCGTTCATGCGATCGAGCAGCGGCGCGGCCTACGGTCCCAAGGAGGCCGAGGATCACGCCAGAGGCATGCTGCCGAAATACGGCGACGATCCAAAGACCGCAGCCTTCAAGGCCGAGGAGCGGCAAGCCTTCCTCGACAGCCTGCACGGCAGCCTTGGCCCGGCCCGCGAGGTGGTCGATTGGCATGAGAAGCGCAAGACCATTGCCGGGGCCGACAAGCAGGAGGGCATCAATCAAGAAATGCGAGACGTACAGCCACGCGGGTTTGGCGACGTGCGGGTGAACAAGAAGACCGGCGCGAGACGGGTGTGGAACGGCTCCTACTGGATGGAGGAGTAAATGGCCGCCGAGGATTGGCAACCAGAAGATCCGCCAAAGGACCGCACTTGGTGGGACACTGCCAAGGGTGCCGCGAGCTATGCCGACGAGACAATTGGCGATGCCATCCGCGCAGGCACCAATGCCATCACGTTTGGCAACATGGACCGCTTTGTCGGCTACATGAATAGCGGCGGCAAGCCGACATTCCAGAGCATGATCACTGGCGAGGGCGGCCCTAAGACCTACGACGAGGCCGTCAACGAACAGGTCAAGCTGTCGGAGAAGGCGCGTGAGCGCAGCCCCTACGCTTCCATCGTTGGCGATGTCGCAGGCTCAGTGGCGATCCCCGGCCTGGGTGCAGGCGCGCTGGCTGCGCGTGGCGGCAGCACTGCCCTGGCGCGAGCTGGCGCCTACGGCCTGACCGGCGGCGTTACTGGTGCGCTGCAAGGCGCAGGCAATACCTATTCCGGCGAGGCCTCCGACTACGCCAAGAACGCCGGGCTGGGTGCTATCCTTGGCATCCCACTAGGTGCAGCCGGTGGCGCGGCATTTGGAGCGCGTCCGAATGTTACACGCGCCGTGGCGCCAACGGAGGCAGAGCTACATGGGTCAGGGGATGCGGCTTATCGGCAACTGGCGGCGAGCCGAGCGCCCTACGAGCCAAGTGCCTTCCGCGCACACGCCGACGACCTTGAAGCAGATCTGCTGCGTGACCGCTTCCACTGGCGTGACAGTCCCGCCACATGGCGGGCCTTTGACGAGATGCGCGGAGGCGGCGTCCCAGGTCAGATCAATACCGGCCAGAACGCCATCATTGATCCAGCGTCTATTGAGTTCGTTCGCAAAGGCCTCAACAGAATACCGCAGACGGAGGCTACAGCGACGGATCGAGAAAGTGCGCGCATCGTCAAGCGCGGGCTGGACGATTTCATCATCAATCCACCTCCGGGTGCTGTTCTCCCTGGCGGCGAGAGAGAGGCGCGCATCGCTGCGCGGGCAGCCCAACGTGCGCGCAACAACTGGTCCGCCTACGAGCGCACCCAGGATGTCAACGAGATTATCAACAACGCCAGGAACAGTGCCGGTGCAACTCATTCCGGCCTCAACCTCGAAAACGAAACACGCAAAGGCGTTCGCACTTTCATCAAACAAAAGGGTGGCGAAAGCCCTGCTTCCAAGGCCGGGTTCAACCCTGCCGAGATCGATGACCTGACGCGATTTGCGCGTGGCAATTTCGGCACCAACTTGCTGCGCGGCGCCAGCGCCACGCTTGGCGGCGGTGGCGGTGCAGCCGGGCCGGTTGCGGCGGTTGCCTTTGGCTCTGGCGGCGGCGCGTTAGGCAAGTACATCAGCGACGATCCGTATGTTGGCGGCGCCATTGGCGCGACCGCTCCCATTCTGGGCTGGGGGCTGCGCGTTGCCGGTAACCGGCGAGCTGACCGCAGCATCAATGAATTGAGCGCAAACATAGCGCGCCGATCGCCGCTCTACGACGAGCGTGTGAGGCTCGCACCGACAGGGCCAGGGCCGGGATCACGCCCGGCAACCGCCAAGGCAATGCGTGACGCGGTAACGCTTGAGCTGCTGAAGCAAGATCCGCTTCGCATCACTGTCAATCCGCGCCGCCGTGACGAAACAACCAGCGACTGGGAGTAGCCAATGCCACGCGACGGCGCACAGAACTACAGCGTTCCCGGCGGCACAGACGGCGTCCCAGACACGCCTGTTCTTTCGACGCCATACAACGGCTTCCTGCGCGACTTGGAGCAAGACCTGAACACGCCACGACCGATTGTCGCTGGTGGCACGGGCGCAACCAACAAGCGTGACGCAATGATCAATCTGGGCGGCGAGATAGCCAACCAGGGGCCGGTCGCCAACTACGCCGACTATCTATTCCTGCCCGGCACGTTCTTTTCCAATATCGGTGCGACCGATGCGCCGCCGACAAGCGGCAATGCGACCGAGATCTTCATGGGCATCTGCTTTGGCGTTCCCGGCAGCAGCCTGCAACTTGAAGCGCGAGGCTACACCTCGCACCTCAAATACTGGCGCTCGCAGACCGCTGGCGTGTGGGGACCGTGGGTGGCGCAGGCTGCCGCCCTGGCCGACACCGACGCCATGTACGTCAACGTGCCGGGCGATACCATGACCGGGCCGCTGACACTCAACAACGCACTGACGCTGGCACCCAATACCGGCACACTCAAGTTTGGCGACGGCAGTCACGGGCTTGGCTACGACGGCACGGTGGCGCCGACGTTCGCCGTCAATGCACCGCTGAGCCTGCCCGCCACGCCGCCGCCACTGAATGATCACGCCGTTCGCAAGGATTGGGTGGTGGCCGCAGACGAAGCACTGCGGTCATCGCTACAGACCAACATTGACAAGAAGGCAGACACCACGGCGCTGCCGGTAGCCGCAACGGCTGCCGAGTTCAGGAGCAACTCAGCGCCCGGCAAGATGCTGACGCCGGGCGCGGTATGGGCGGCGGCAGGGATAGTGGGCGTTGCCCAGAGTGGACAGATTGATTTCGCGCAGGGCTTCGATTTCGTCATCCCCGGCGGCAACATCTACAACCCCATCAACGCCAAGCAGGGACAGAAAGGCTGCATCTACAACTACGGCACTATCACCTACTGGGGAACGGCTTGGAAGTTTCCCAACGCTGGCGTCAAGCCGGTGCATAGCGGCGGCAGCGACTTGATATCTTACTGGGTCTACTCGTCAGATTTTATTTTCTGCGTCTACTCCCCCAACTTTGGATGAGCCGATGATCCCTGGCCTTCTCAAAGTAACAGGTGGTGTGAAGCCGCCGCCAAAGGTTGTGACGTGGACCGGCAACGCCTTTGACGTAAATCTACGCGCCACTTTCAATGCTTGGTATGGCCCAACCATTGCGCCGCAAGACACGATCCTGTTTGTCATCAATCCAGGCGTTTACATTGGCGCGTCATCGACCGGCGCCTGGGCGTTGCAGCCGGGCGGCTGGGGAGATCAACCAGCGACCGCAACGGTGACGCTGATGATCCAGGGCCGCATCCAGGGCGCAGGCGGCCAGGGCGGCGGCACCAACAGCAACGGCGGCCTGGGTGGCGGCGGCGCCATCTACATGGACCGTGGCATGAACATGGTCACCAACGGCGCGCAGATCTTTGGCGGCGGCGGTGGCGGCGGCAACTCGCAGCTCATAAACGGCGGCACACAATTCAACGGCGGCGGCGGCTGCGGCTACACCCCAGGCCCTGCCGGTGGGCCAGGACCGCCTGGGGACGGCTGGTGGATCATGGGCCAGGACGGCACGACCGAGAACGGCGGCACCGGCTTCCGCACCACACTGGACCCCAACTGCAAGATTGGCGACGGCGGTGGCCCAGGCCAAGCCGGTACGACTGCCTACAGCAACGCACCCGGCTACTACTACGATTTCGCGGGCGGCCCGGCAGGCTGGGCCGTGTACGGCTGGGGCAATTGCTCGTTTGGCAATTGGGACGGCACCAGAAACGAGTTCGTGTACACGGGCGCGCACAACGCCGACATCAGAGGTGGCCTAGCGTGATGCCGATTGGCGAAGCCCTGAAGGCTGCCGTCGCCTCGATGACCGGGCATCCGATTGCTATTGCGTTGTTGATGGTCAACATCGCCTTTCTGGTTTTTGTTACAATGCTGATGTCAGACGTGGCGTCGAACGCCAGTGCGCGTGACAAAGCCAACAGCGAGCTAATCACGCAGCTCATCCAGGCTTGCAAGAGGAGCTAGCCATGTCGATAGGTTTATTGTTTTGGGTTCTGATGGTGCTGTGGTTCTTTAGCTGGGTCACCAACACCTACTCGCCGGGACAATTCCCGTGGGCTGTCCACGCCAGCAACTTGCTGTTTTTCGTGCTGCTGTTTCTACTTGGCTGGCATGCTTTCGGGTTTGTGATCCATGCCTAACGCCATCGCCCTGGCGCTGCTCGCCATCCTGCTGTCGGGATGCATCGTGGTGACCGAGCGCCCTGCCTACTACACTCGCTACGAGATCGATGCCCTCAATGCCGAAACCGCCTGCCGCGCACTGGCGCGAAACCTTATCCAAATGGAACGCTGCACCGTCAGGAGATGACATGGCAAAGCCGCCGCAGGATGTCTTTCACATGCCGGACGAGAGCGTGGTGAAGCCGCTGGTGCCGCGCATCGAGGTGGCGCTGACAGTGCCGGATGGTGTGGACGTGCAGATCACTATCAACGGCGTGGGCGTCCTGATGCAGGACGACGAAGATGACGAGACGTGATCTAGCGATCTCAATCGTCGCCGTTCTCGTCATTACCGCATTTATCTGGGCGTTCTCGTACCTTGTCTCGCTGCCGCCGGACAGCTATGTTCGCGGCGCTTCGTTGTGATGGACGATGCAAGGGCAGACGAAGTGCGTCAGCGTTGTGTCCCAGAGTAAGCGCCCGGCAGAGGAGGCCCTCCCTGCCGGGCGTTAGTCTTTATGCCGTTGCCAGCCGCC